AGGCGATGGAAATATTAAATATGGTGTGCTGGATAGCAGTCTTTGGCATAAGCGTGGTGATACTGGACCGTCTCTTGCGGAACAGATGATACAACGGGGATGCAGGTGGAGACCATCAGATAGAAGTCGTGGTAGCCGTGTTGCAGGTAAAAACGAAATACATAGACGTTTACAAATAGATGAATTTACGGAAGAGCCTAGACTTGTTTTCTTTAATAGTTGCACGAACATTGTCGCCCAGTTACCGTCCATCCCTCTGGATAAAAAGAATCCAGAAGATATTGACACGAAAAGCGAAGACCACTTGTACGATGCGTTAAGGTATGGTATAATGTCACGACCACGCTTTAGCATATTTGATTATGACCCAGCAGGAAGACCCAGTGGCGGTATGCGTGTAGCAGATGCAACCTTTGGATACTAAAGGACTATAGTATGGATGAAGATGAAATCATGATTGAAGATGATGCAATTGCATTAGAAGATACAGAAGATTCTGTAGCTGAAGATGTAGATGTATCCAATATCATTCCATATGTTATGGAGCGTTACAAACGTGCTGAAGATTATCGCTATCAGGATGAAGAACGCTGGCTAAGAGCATATCGTAACTATAGAGGTTTATATGGGCCGGATGTACAATTTACTGAGGCAGAAAAGTCAAGAGTATTTATCAAAGTCACCAAGACTAAAACGCTTGCTGCGTATGGTCAAATTGTTGATGTTCTCTTTGCTAATAATAAGTTTCCTCTTTCTATTGAGCCTACAACACTCCCTGAAGGTGTGCTAGAAGATGTACACTTTGACCCTAAAGAACCTGAACAGTTACAGGCATCTACATCATTAACTAATCCATACGGATATGCTGGCGATGGTAAAGAGTTTCCTAAAGGTGCTACAGCTAAAACTCTTATGGAACAACTTGGTCCACTAGAGCAAAAGCTAGACCCTGTTCAAGACAAGCTAAAAGAAGGTCCGGGTAAAACACCTACTGCTATTGAGTTTAGCCCTGCAATGATTGCAGCTAAAAAGATGCAGAAGAAGATACATGACCAGCTTGAAGAGTCAGGTGCTAATAAAAACCTACGCAGCAGTTCATTTGAAATGGCACTGTTTGGTACAGGCATTATGAAAGGGCCATTTGCCAAAGACAAAGAGTATCCTAATTGGGATGACGAAGGCAATTACGACCCACTATTCAAAACTGTACCACAAGTAGAACACGTATCTGTTTGGAACTTTTATCCAGACCCAGATGCAAACAACATGGACGAAGCACAGTTCGTGATTGAACGTCACAAGATGTCTCGTTCACAACTGCGTAACCTAAAGAAGCGTCCATACTTCCGTTCTGCTGTTATCGATGAAGCTATTCAGTATGGCGAGAACTACACCAAGAAGTACTGGGAAGATGACCTGTCTGACTACGCACCAGAGCATGGCATTGACCGCTTTGAAGTTCTTGAGTATTGGGGTATGGTTGATACTCAGATGCTGGAAGAGCAGGGTGTTGAGATACCAAAAGAACTAAAAGACTTTGATGAACTGCAAGCCAACGTATGGATTTGTAACAACAAGCTGCTTCGCATGGTTCTTAACCCATTCAAGCCAGCCAAAATTCCATACTGTGCTGCACCATATGAACTGAACCCATACTCATTCTTTGGTGTTGGTATCGCAGAAAACATGGACGATACACAGACACTGATGAATGGCTTTATGCGTATGGCAGTAGACAACGCTGTGTTGTCAGGCAATATGCTTATTGAGGTTGATGAAACAAACTTAGTGCCGGGGCAAGATTTAACATTGTATCCGGGCAAAGTATTTCGTAGACAAGGTGGCGCACCGGGTCAGGCAATTTTTGGTACTAAGTTTCCGAATGTGTCATCAGAGAACTTAATGTTATTTGACAAGGCAAGACAACTTGCAGATGAGTCAACTGGTATGCCTAGCTTTGCACATGGTCAAACTGGTGTGTCTGGTGTAGGTAGAACTGCTTCTGGCATTTCAATGCTTATGAACGCAGCAAGTGGAAACATCAAGACTGTAATCAAGAACGTGGATGATTATCTACTGCGTCCTCTTGGTGAAGGTTTCTTCCGCTTTAATATGCAGTTTGATTTTGACCCAGCCATCAAGGGTGACTTAGAAGTTAAGGCACGTGGTACAGAAAGTCTAATGGCTAATGAAGTACGTAGCCAGAGATTGATGCAGTTCTTGCAGATTGCAAGTAATCCTGCTCTTGCTCCATTTGCTAAGTTCCAGTATGTCATTAGCGAGATTGCAAAGTCAATGGACCTTGACCCCGACAAAGTTACCAACAACATGAGTGAAGCAGCACTTCAAGCAGAACTGATGAAACAGTTCCAAGCACCTGCTCAACCTGAAGGTGGGATGACACCGCCACCGGGTGCAGATGCAATGGACGCTACAGGTGCTGGTGGTGGAACAATAGGAACAGGGCAAGTACCAGTTCCGGGTGAACAAGGATTTAGTAGTAATGGTGGACAGACAGCAGGTACTCAGCAAACTCAAGCCGATGGTGGGCAACAACCGCCAATGGGAAGCGTTCAGTAGTTATCTTGATTTAGCTATTGCACAGCATCAAAAGGTGCTGGAACAATCTGATGATACAATTATGATGCACCGTCAACAAGGGGCTATCACAGCTTTACGTAAACTAAAATACTTACGGGATGAAGTAAATGGCAATGGATAAACAAATGGAACTCTTTGAAGACGGTGGCCTTATGGATGAGGGCGGCATGGTTGACGAAGTGTCAGGCAATGAAGTACCACCGGGTTCTACACGTGAAGAAGTTCGTGATGACATTCCTGCTCAATTGAGCGAGGGTGAATTTGTTTTTCCTGCCGATGTAGTGCGGTACTTTGGTCTTGAAACACTTATGAAGATGCGGCAAGAAGCCAAAGCTGGTTTGCAGATGATGGAAGATATGGGTCAGATGGGCAACTCAGAAGAGGCTACTATTCCTGATGACATTCCGTTTGATGTAAATGACCTTGACATGGAAGATGATGGCATGTTAGAATACGCACAAGGCGGTGTTGTTCACGCACAAGCTGGTACATTTGTTCAGCCTCAAAGTAATATTGCAGGGTTTCAACAATCTCAATTTGCTGGGTATCAGCCCCAGTATCAACAGTACACAGGCCAACCAGCACCAGTAAGCCAGCCAATACAACAGGCATATACTCCTGTAACGCAACAATATACACCTACCATGCCACAGGGTCAAGTGCCTACTTTTACAGGTTTAACAGGTTTAGCTGCCCCTTCTCCCGGTGGCTACGATGAAATGAAAACATATGTAAATGATTCTGGTATGGAAATGCAAATACCATTTAAGGACGGTAAACCAATTTATCCGATTCCAGAAGGTTATAAATTAAAGGGTGAAGCAGTGCAAACTGCCCAAACTAGCACTACAACAGGAACAGGTGTTGAAACAACTCAAGTAATACCTTCTGGTGATGATGAAGGTGCTGCACCAAAGTATTCTACAACAGACCCTACAGGCATTGGTTATGATAGGGCTAAAGTTAAAAGTAGTGCATTAAAAGATGTATTAACACAAAGTGCTATTAGTCAAGTTAGAGCATTTGGCGAAAACAGTTTAATGTCTACTGCCGCAAAAGAAATGGGTCTTTTAGCAACGCCACAAACAAAAAGTGCAGTACTAGGTGGTGTGTTAGATAACTTTAGAGGCGGTCAAGTTAGTTTTGAAACAGGTAAAAAAAGTGGTGACTACTCTAATGTAACTAATTTAGAGTCTTTAACAAAAGAACAAGGCGATATTATTGCTGACGTATTTAAATCTGTAAGTCAAAAAATGGAAGATTTATATACAGCACAAGATGAAGTTACTGGTAAAGTAGTAAACTTAAAACCAGCAGAAGTTACTGCACGAGTTAATGCTAGGGCTGCTGATTTAGGCATTAAAACAACAATAGGTAATACAAACTTATCCAAAAGTAGGCAAACTCTTGAACGTGAAATTGCTAAAGTAGAAGCAGAAAAAATAGCAGCAGAAAAAACAGCTAAAGAACAAAGAGAAGAAACCGCTAAAACAGCAGGTGAACAAAGATTAAATGAGGCTAAAGCTATGGCAGCTTCTTTACCATCTGGATATAAAATTGATACAGAAGGTAAAAGTGCTTCTCAAATTAGGCAAGAGGTTACAGAGCAGCGTAATAAAAAACGTGAAGATGACACCCGTGCAGAAAGAGAACGTGCTATACGTGCAGCAGAAGCAGCAAGAAGTGGCGGTGATGATGGCGGTGTTCAAACGTCTGAAGCTGGACAGGCTCTTGCCGAAGCTGGTGGTTATAGCGTAGGCGATTCCACTTTTGGTGCATTAGCTAAAGGTGGCCTCGTTGACCAGATGGAGAAAAGTGGTCTGACTCCTAAAAAATAAGACCACACATCAATGGCTACCTAACCCCCCAACACTGGCTACGGTTAGCCCCATAAGGAGAAAACAATGGCTGAAGCAGCTATTATGGCAGAAGAAATGCAACCAGAAAAGAAAGTTGCATTTGCAAATCGTAAATACACAAATGAAGAAAAACGTAAGTTAGAAGAAGAAGAACTGGAGCAGCTACTAAAAGAACAACGTGGTGAAGTTGAAGAAGCTGCAACAGAAGAGGTAGAGGAAGAACCTACCAACGCAGAAGAGAAAACATTTAAGAAGCGTTACTCTGACCTGCGTAGGCATCAGCAAAAACAAGCTGAAGACTTTAAGAAAGAGATTGACGAATTAAAACGTCAACTTGGTGAAGCTACTAAGAAAGAAATGAAACTGCCTAAGTCCGATGAGGACATTGAACAATGGGCAGCAGATTATCCAGACGTAGCTGCAATCGTAGAAACAATTGCTATGAAGAAAGCACGTGAACAAGCTACTGCGCTTGAAGAACGTATGAAGGCAATTGACGAGATGCAAATGTCTGCCACAAAAGAAAAGGCAGAAGCTGAGTTGATGAGGTTGCATCCTGATTTTGGAGACATTCGTGATAGCGATGATTTCCATGAGTGGGCTGAAGAACAGCCTAAGTGGGTACAGGATGCTTTATATGAAAATGACAACGATGCTCGTTCAGCTGCTCGTGCCATTGATTTGTACAAAGCTGATAGAGGAATTGAAAGTGAAAAGAAATCTAAGAAAACTAAAGGTGCAGCTGAAGCGGTGTCTACTAAAAGCGCAAGAAGCACACCTCAAGCAGACGAAACTTCCACTTATATAAGGGAATCTCAAGTTCAAAAGATGTCTCCTCAAGAATATGAGAAGAGGTCGGATGAAATCATGGAAGCTATCCGCACAGGAAAGTTTGTCTATGATGTATCTGGTTCTGCCAGATAAAATAAAAAAAGTGTTGACAAGTAGTTATTTTTGTGTATAACTATAGTTAACTAGAAGTGTATATATAAAGCGCAAGTATGTACACTTCACCAGCAAACGTCACAGCCTTACGGATTACCTGACGAATTTGGCCTGTTGATAACTAGGGCGGCCACCTTAGTATGATACACACCCATATGAATCAGCCTCTGATTAGTCTGCTAGTTTGCATCTGTCGTGAAAACTAAATACCAAAATAGGAGATGGTACTATGGCATTTACAAGTGCTGCAGGGTACGGTAATCTTCCTAACGGTAATTTTTCACCTGTAATTTACAGCAAACAGGTGCAGCTTGCTTTCCGCAAGTCTGCCGTTGCTGAAGCAATCACAAACTCCGATTACTTCGGTGAGATTGCTAACATGGGTGATTCCGTTAAGATTATCAAAGAACCCGAAATTTCAGTTCAAGCCTACTCACGTGGTACTCAGATTACCGCACAAGACTTGGACGATGAAGACTTCAGCCTGACAATTGACAAAGCTAACTACTTTGCATTTAAGGTTGATGACATTGAAGAGGCTCACAGCCACGTTAACTTCCAGTCATTGGCAAGTGACCGTGCTGCTTACCGCCTTGCTGACCAGTATGACCAAGACGTTCTTGGCTACTTAGCTGGTTACACTCAGTCTGCATTACACGCAGTAGCTGATACTGCTAACACAACTGTTAATGGTACAAAAGCTGTGTCAACTGCAGGTTCAGACGAACTTCTTGCTTCAATGAAGCTGGAAGGTGATGACTTCGGTGGTTCTGCTGGTGACTCAATTGGTATCCAGCCACGTCTGCCGGGTGCAACTGCTGTACCGGGTTCAGGTAATGCTAACCCACTGCAGGTTATTGCACGTATGTCACGTAAGCTGGACCAGCAGAACGTAGACACACAGGGCCGTTGGCTCGTGATTGACCCAGTGTTCATGGAAGTGCTGAAGGACGAAGACTCAAAGCTGCTGAACGCAGACTTTGGTGGTTCAGGCATCCAGAATGGTTTGGTACTGCCTAACCTGCATGGCTTCCGTGTGTACGTGTCTAACAACCTGCCACAAATCGGTACAGGTTCAGGCACAACTGGTGGTACAAACTCATCAAACTATGGTGTGATTGTAGGCGGTCATGACTCAGCCGTTGCCACTGCAGAGCAAATCAACAAGACTGAAACATATCGTGACCCTGACAGCTTCGCTGACATCGTTCGTGGTATGCACCTGTATGGTCGCAAGATTCTGCGTCCTGAAGGTCTTGTTAATGCTAAGTTCAACTTGGTGTAAGGGGGGTATAGACAATGGCTACACTTTCTCAGACCGTTGCTAAAGGTGTTCGTGTTTACGAAGCCGAAGTAACCCTTCCTACTGCATCTGGCACAGTAACTGCTGTTAGCATCCCAGCTAACTGCATGGTACTTGCTGCTGGCGCAGTTATCACTGAAGCATGTGCTGGTTCATCTGCACACGTTGCTGACCTGTCAATCGGGTCTGCAGATATCGTGACTGCAATTGACCTGCAAGCTGGTTCAGTAGGTGACATCATCACAGAAGCTGCTGTACCACAGGGTACAACTGCTGCCGATACCATTGACGTTGTTTCAACTGTTACTGGTACAGGTACTGCTGGTAAGGCTCGTGTTTACGCTCTTGTCGTAGACATGACTGCACCACGCACTGCTGATGAAGTAGACCGTGATACACTTGCATAAGTAATCACTAGTGGGGGCAGCTTTAGGGTTGCCCCTGCTTACTCTTTTAGGAATATGTAATGGCATACGATTACTTAGACTTGACAAATGAAGTCATTGCTAGAATGAATGAGGTAGAATTAACTGCCTCTAATTTTGTTACTGGCGCACGTGGATTTCAAATCCAGTGTAAGAACGCAGTAAACGATGCCATTAATTATATTAACCAGCGTGAATATGGCTGGCCTTTTTCTCATGCTACCAACACAGTTACCCTAGTAGCTAACCAAACTCGTTACTCTATTCCTGCTACAGCTACACACGTAGACTATGAAACATTTAGAATAAGTAGAGACACTACTCTTAATGTTGCAGGAACTACACTTAAAGTAATTGACTACAAAGAATATATAGACAGATACATTGACCAAGAGTCAACATCTAATGTGGGCGGTGTACCTATATATGTATTCCGTACACCAGATAATAACTATGGTTTATACCCGTATCCAGATAAAGCATACGAACTGAAGTATGAATACTTTGATAAACCAATTGCCCTGTCAGCAGCAACAGATGTTCCAACAATTCCTGAACAATTTAGACAAGTAATTGCTGACGGTGCTACTGCATATGCTTATCAGTATCGTGGAGAAGCACAGCAATATGGTATTAACTTTGCCCGGTTTGAAGAGGGCATTAAACAAATGCAATCAATTCTGCTAAATAGAACAGACTATGTGAGGTCAACATATATTCCACACTCGCAAAGGTATGGCATTAACGTAGGATTTTAAGGTGGTATAAATGGCAGATGAATCCGGCCTTAGTCCATACATTTTTGCATGTAAGGGTGGCTTAGTATTAGACCAATCTACCTTTGATATCCAGCCGGGTATGGCACTTGAGTTACAAAACTTTGAGCCAGACATTAAAGGTGGATACAGACGTATTTCTGGCTATGAGAAGTGGAACACTAATGTAGTTCCTTATACTGCATCATCAACAGAAAAAGTATTGATGAGTGCGTACTTTAAGGGCGAGATTATTGCTGCTCGTGGTGAAGATATCTACAAAGCCAGTAGCGGCTCTGGTGCGTGGACACAAATAGATACAGGCAGAACTGGTGCAGGTAAGTACACACACTTTCGTTATAGCCTAGCTGGAACAGAATATATTGCATGGGCAGATGGTGCTAATCACGCAAGTAAGTATGATGGCACTACAGTAACAGACTTAAATGCAACAGGCGCACCTGCTAACCCACAGTATGTAGTTGGATTTAAAAATACACTGTTCTTTGCTGGACACTCAGCTAATACAGAAGAAGTTATATTTACTGCACCTTATACTGACGATGACTTTGCTGTTGCAAATGGTGCAGGTAGCATTGCAGTAGATAGCCCAATCACTGGATTGTTTCCGTTTCGTGATGCATTGTATATTTTTTGTGAAGAACGCATCTTTAAGTTAGTAGGTAACTCATCTGCAGACTTTGTGTTACAGCCAGTGACTAGAGAAATTGGATGTGTTAATGGTTTTACCATCCAAGAATTTGCAGGTGACATTGTATTCTTAGGTCCAGACGGACTGCGTACTATTGCTGGTACAGAAAGAATTGGTGACGTTGAACTTGGTACAATTAGCCGTCAGGTACAGCCACGCTTTGAAGGCTTAAATGACGTAGATGAATTTGATAGCTTAATTATACCAGACAAGACACAGTATCGCATATTCTTTTCTAATGCTAATAATACTCGTGCTTTAACAACAGGCGTGATTGCAGTTAGAAAAGGTGATACATATGAGTTTGCAGACATTCGTGGCATACGCCCAAGCTGTACAGACTTTATTGTAGCGCAAGGTGAGTCCATTGTAGTTCACGGTGAATATGATGGATATGTGTATCGTCAAGAGCAAGGCAATGACTTTGATGGTAACACAATAACTGGTAAGTATCGCTCACCAGACTTGTCAATGGGTGATGCAGGTATTCGTAAAGCGTTTCAGCGTGTTATTATTAACTATGCACCTGAAGCTGCTGTAAACGCAGACTTGTTTGTTAGATACGATTATGAGTCACCTAACGTACCAAGACCTGCAGCTTATCCGTTTGACACAACAACAGTAGTTGCTATTTATGGTACATCTATATATGGCACAGCAACATACGGTGGTCAGTCAAACCCACTATATAGACAGCCTATTGAGGGTTCAGGGTTTGCGGTAGCACTAAGGGTTAATGACAGAGGTGTATCAGCACCTTATTCGCTAAAAGGCTTCCAGCTAGAATTTGCAGCAGCCGCTAGGAGATAACTAAATGGCAGGTTATACCAGACAGTCTACATTTACTGACGGTGACATTATCAATGCTGCCGATAGTAATGACGAGTTTAACCAACTTGTAAATACATTCAGTAATACTACTGGTCACAAGCATAACGGTACTGCTGGTGAAGGTCCAGTCATTGGTTTGATTGGTGACCCCGGTGTTACTACACCTATCAATAAGGTTGTTGTAGATGACACAAACAATCGGGTAGGTTTCTACGTAGATGTGTCCTCTATTTCTACTGAACAAATTCGTGTTCAAGATGGTGCTATTGTTCCTGTAACAGATGACGATGTTGACTTAGGTGCATCTGGTGCTGAGTTTAAAGACCTGTATATTGATGGAACAGCCAATATTGACAGCCTTGTAGTAGGTGCATCTACAGCAGTAACAAGCGTAGACAATGACCTGACATCCGTATCAGCCAGCGATGATACACTGGCTAGTGCCAAAGCTATTAAGTCTTACGTAGATGCACAGGTAACTGCACAGGATTTGGATTTCCAAGCAGATACTGGTGGCGCACTTAATATTGACCTTGATACAGAAACACTAACACTTACAGGTGGCACTGGTATTGACACTACAGGTTCAGGTAACACTGTAACATTTGATATTGATAGCACTGTAGCCACACTGTCAGGTACACAAACACTTACAAATAAAACTATTGATGCAGCATCTAACACTGTGTCTAACATTAATACTACCCACCTAGCTACTGGTGTTTTGGATACAGACCTTTCTACTGTGTCTGTTTCAGATGACACTATCCCTTCCGCAAAAGCCACTAAAGCATATGTAGATGCACAAGTAACTGCTGCTGACCTAGACTTTCAGGCAGACACAGGCGGTGCATTAAGCATTGACTTAGACACTGAGACTATGACCTTTACTGGTGGTACAGGTATTGATACTGCTGGTTCTCTTAACGATGTCACATTCTCAATTGATAGCACAGTAGCTACTCTTACTGGAACACAAACCCTCACTAATAAAACACTTACAAGTGCTGTTCTTAACGGTACAATTTCTGGTACGTCTATCAAAGATGAAGACACTATGGTATCAGATAGTGCTAGTCATTTGGCTACACAGCAGTCTATCAAGGCTTATGTGGATGCACAGGTAGGTGGCGCAGGTACGCTGAACAATGTTGTAGAAGATACTACCCCACAGTTAGGCGGCAAC